CCACGCCGAACGAAGGTGGGGAATTCAAGCGTCTCCCGATCGGGGATTATCGATTCAAGGTGGTCGGCTGCGAGCCGAAGGCGAAGCGTGGCGATAAGCCTCACGTGATGCTGAAAGCCAGCTTTGTCGTCGTTGAGGCGTACGATAACGCGAACAAGGTTGCGATTGGAATGCCGACCGACGGGCTCTACGCAGGGAGCAAGGAGTCGCCGAAATTCATGAAGGATAGACTCGCTTGTTTGATCCGTGCTTGCAAGGTGCAGGTGCAGATCGGAAAGCAGCTCAATCCCGCGAAGGATCTGATCGGCCGTGAATTCGATGGGACGATCTTCCACGAGCTATCCGATCCTTCATTCGATGAAGCTACGGGCATGAATACGAAACGGTTCGTCAACGCTCGGCTTTGTGGCGAGCGCCCCGTCGGCACCTCCCGGACGGCTGCTGTCGATCCCATTCGGATGAGCCATGCGGCTACAACGTGGCTGGAGAAGCAATACGGCGGAGAGCCCGCCGGAGAGACTCCGCAAGCGTTCGGAGCGGTCACGTCTCCGCCGTGGGAGCAGGCCAAAGTACAGTCGGGGTACAAGCTCGACTCTGACATCCCCGGCGAAATGTTGGCGAACATTCACGAGTACCGCGCATTCTATCAGCTCGGAACGCCTATGGCGGAGCAAGCCAGGGCCGCGTTGGTACAGGTTGGCTTTGATCCGGACGGTTCGATCACACCTGACCACTTGACGGCGGAGACTCGGGAGGCGTATCTCGCCAAATTCGCCTCGCCGAAGGCAGAGCTACCCAAGCTAGGTGTTGTTGCCGTGGCGCCTGCCACCTCCCCCGCGAAGGGGACGCGTTCGAAGCGCGCGTAAGTCTCAATCTCGGGGCGGCAGCGAGTAATCTAGCCGTAGGCGCGGCTGGCAGCGAGTGGGGCCTAGCTGATCCCACTGACGGTTCGATTCCGTCACGCGCCCCTGAGGGCAAACAGGGGAGTATAATGAAGCGATTAACTGCCTTGGAAATTTCGGAGGTACGGGATGCGAGCAAGCCGAGAAAGGACGGCAAGGTCGCGATCGATGGATCGCTGATGGCGTCGATATTTGCCACAGCGGAGTTGGGCGCGGCAGGTCGCCGCGAGCGGCTGGCAGATGATCGTAGCGGGCGAACACATCATTTCACGGTGCTCTATGCGGCTACGCCGCTTGAGCATGGTGAGGGATCCACGGCCCTTGAGGAAATTGACGGGTACATCCGAACGGGCGAGTACGCAGACGGACGATTAGGAGAGATTTTCATTACCGTTTCCAAAATGGGAGCGCTCATCTCGGGCATGATGGAAGGATTCGCGACTGCCTTCAGTATCGCACTTCAGAGCGGCGCCGATCCTGATCAGCTAATCAACAAACTCATTGGGATGCGGTTCGAGCCATACGGGCCGACGAATAATCCTGAAATACCGCGCTGTACGAGCTTGCTTGATTACGTTGGGCGCTGGTTGCGCGTGCGATACGGAACGCCCGAGCCCGCGTGATTGCATCGGAGCGCATATCGCCGCTCCATTTGCGGCTGCTGATGGACGGCGCCGATTGCGCGCGCTGTCCCCTCGGACGCAACGGCGCCCCCGGTCGGCCCGTGGCCTCTGAGTATCACGGGACGAATCCGCCGGCGGTGGCGATCGTGGGCGAAGCTCCAGGTAGGCGAGAGGTGCAGCTTGGCCGTCCCTTCGTTGGCCCGTCGGGGAAGCTCCTCGATTACGCATGCGCTAAGGGAGGCGTCGCGCGTGGAGAGATTGCGATCCTCAACGCGGCCGCGTGCGGCCCGATCCCATCCGCCGCAGACGGGATGAAAGAGGCGGCTGTTGCGGCGTGTCGCCCAAGGCTACTCACGGAGCTACGTAGGCTCCGACCGCGTGTTGTGCTTGCTACGGGCGCCTACGCACTCAAGGCGATCGGCGACGGTAAGCTGGGAATTACGACGGTGCGGGGTGCGCTCCTCCCGCTTGCGGGGGACATCTGGGAGGGCGTAGACGATTGTCCTCCGCCTAAATTCACATCTACATTTCATCCTGCGCATATTCTTCGAGGTGGTAACGGAGAGACAGATCAGCCGGGAGGCGAGAGCACTGCGACGGTAGACTTGCTGTTCTACTTTTTTCTGTACGATTTGTCGAAGGCGCATCGTCTCGCGCACGGCTTAGTCGAGCCTTGGCGTGACGAGCTAGATCTCTTCACGCACGATGATGATCGGCTCCTTCGTGGGGGTGGGGAACCTTGCGATCCTCGCGAATTTGTCGGAGCGATCGAGAGAGTACACATGGAAGCGAAGGAGATTGGCGAGTACGCAACCGACGTGGAGACTGACGGCAAGGATTCGATCCGTTGCAATCTGACCGCTATAGCCGCTGCGACTACCCGAGGGGGGATCGCAGCGACTTGGAGGGCATGGAATGCGGTGCCGGAGGCGTTGTCGGGACTTCGTCAACTGTTTCGATCTTCCCTGCGATGCGTGATTCAAAATCGAATTTTTGACTCGATCGTACTTCCGCGGCACGGGTTGCCGATTGGTGGTCCCATCGACGATACGCTCTTGCAACACCACGCCGCATTCCCCGGTCTACCGCACAAGCTCGATCAAATCGCAACGCAATTCTTCGTCGTCCCTCCGTGGAAGGCGGAGTTTCGTCGCGGCGAGAAGGACGAGGCTTCTCTGGTCTTGTATAACGGACGAGACGCTTATGCGTGCGCGATGCTCCGCCCCGAGCTTACTAGGCGGATCGAAGCTAACCGCACCGAGCGAGTATACGAGGCAGATCGGCAGCAGTTCTCCGTCGCGACACACATGCGACGGACTGGATATTACATAGACAGAGTCGAGCGCGCTCGGCAGTCCGCCGTGCAACACGCGCGGCTCGATCATATGCGGGGGCAGCTCACCCAAGATTTCGCTGCGATCGAGGGTAAGTGGCGCGATGCGCTCGCGCGAATCCTCGCGCAGAAGCAGCGCAAGCGGGACCCAGGCAGCTACACGGAGCGCGTTGATCTGCGTTGGCGAGAGATCGCAGAGCGCGACGTGAGCGCGACGCAGATCGGCTTGTTTAAGCCGAAGTCGAAAAATGACTTGGTCGCGCTATTCGAGGTGTTGCGAATCCCGATTACTGATTACACCGTCAAAGGTGCGCCGGTGACGGACAAGAAGGCGATGGAGGCAGCGGCCGGTCGGCATCCGCTCATGCGATCGTTGATTCACCTTCGCGAAGCGCAACACCTCCTGGCGACGTATATCGATGGATTACCTGTTCAGGTGGACGGTCGCGTCCACCCGGAGTACGGTCCGAAGATCACGGGTCGCTGGGGTGGGCGAGGGCAGAACGTGCCGAAATTTGTGAGTGGTTGGCCTCCCGAGCAGCTCCCCGACGGCAGCTTTCGTCGACGTCCTTCCGGCGATTTGATTTGCCCGCGAGAAAACCCTCGCGCCATCGTAACGGCGCCGACAGCGAGTGAGATCCTCGCGCTACCCCTCGGGGCCGTCGATCCTAAGATTCGGATGCGTGCGATGCTTGGGCACGGGCGAATCCTCGTCGGTGCGGACTTCGAGCAATTGGAGCTGCGCATCGCAGGCTATCTCGCACGTGATGCTTTCATCTTGGATATTTTCAATCGAGGATTGGATCCTCACGCGGCTTTCGCTGTTGAGTGCTTCGGCGCGAAGTTCACTGACGCGGAAGCGGAGTACAAGGAGATCTGTCAGCAGAATGGAATAAGATTGAAAATGAAAGCGGATCTCTCAAAGGTGACTGGACTAGACGATGTAACGCGAGCGAGACTCGCTAAACCGCAGGCGACATGGAGCCGACTGCGGGATTTGACCAAACGCGCGGAGTACTGTGGGATCTATGGCGGCAAGGCTGAGACGGTCTACGAGTCGATCGTCAAAGACTTCCCCGAGGTGCAGCTATCCGGTCTGCAAGCTGTCATCGATCGCATCAATCAGAAAATGTCGGGTGTGGTCCGTTGGCGAAACGAGCAAGAAGTGAGCGCGCGGCTCAACCGAGAGATCCGTGAGCAGCTTCTTGGGCGCGTGCGATTGTTCCCATTGGGGAACTTCAACCCGAACGTCGTGTACAACTTCCCGATCCAAGCCTTCGCGGCTTCTTTGCTCGCGAAAGGTATATTCCGATTCGTCGCACTCACGCGGCCTGAACTACTCCAACTCGACGAGTTGTACGGGCATGGATTGCTCTCCGCTGCTTGGGTATCCGAGATGCGCGAGCGAGGTTACTCCATGTGGTGCGGTCCTGTAGATCTGTTGATCAATGGACACGATTCCCTCGTGGCGGAGGGCGACGAGGAGGATGGCGATCGCTTGGTCGAGTTTCAGCGCTTGGCTATGGAACAAGAGCTGTCGATGGGTGTTGAAGGGGCGATGAAATTCCCCGTAGAGGCGGCTAAGGGCCGTAGATGGAGTGACACATGATGACGGCAGACGAGTATCAGCGAGAGGCTCTTAAGACTGAGCACACCCCTGAGATCGTTCCTGGCGACGATGGGAAGATGATTTCCCGACTGTTACATGCTGCGTTCGGGGCGTGCACCGAAGCCGGAGAGTTGCAAGATGGGCTCAAAAAGCACTTGATGTACGGTCGGGATTTCGATCCCACCAACGTGATCGAGGAGTGTGGAGATCTTCTGTGGTATATCTCACTCGCGCTCGACGCGTGCGGATACAAGCTGAGCGACTGCATGGAGCGCAACATCGCGAAGCTTCGCAGTCGATATGGAGAGAAGTTCAGCGCGGCGCGAGAAGCGAATCGAGATCTTGCGAGTGAGCGTGCTGTGCTGGAGGCTCCGCAGAATACACAGTCGCCGCACGCGCGCGTTCGATGCACGCTTTGCGAGCACGAGGGAACGCGCGAATCGCCCACAGGAGAATGTGTCGCATGTGGATGGTCGGCCGAGGTGCAGCGATGAGCGGCAAGCTTGAGATCTGCCCGCGTTGTCGCGGCCCGATCAGCCCGCTGATGCGCAACTGCACGCGCGGTTGCGGGTATGTTGCGCCGCCGATCGAGTTGCCGCCGCTCGTGGCAAAGGAGCAACGATGAGGTCATACATCCGGGGGAATAGTTATGATCGGCGTCGCAGGCGCGCGCGCATCGTGGCGCGGGACTCGGTGGGTGGCGTGGTGTGCTGTCGATTTTGCGTGCGTGCGCTTGCTCTATCGGAGATCAGCGTGGTTCGTGTTGATCCGACGGGACGCTTCACGCTTGCGAATTGCGTTGCCGCTTGCGCAGACTGCACGCGGTCGCCCGAGGTTCGATCTCTATTCTTCTAGCTTGCGCTGGAAACGCTCCCCCACGTATACTTACCGACGAGGGAGCGAAAATTGGACAAACGAAAAGACGACCATCTAACGGTACGTGTGGGTCGCCGCCTCAAGACCGATCTACAGCGCGATGCGCGTGCGAGTCATCGTTCGCTGGGCGCGCAGATACGTCTGATCTTAGAGCGCGTCTCTGCGCTCTCCGAGAGCGCACGGCGCGAACTGCTAGACGGCGAGGTGCGCGCATGATCGATCTGCGTGCGAAACTGCGTGAGGCGACGCGCTTACGGGCGCTCGCTACGACGCACGAGCGCGACGCTGTGCGTGCAGCGTTACGCGGCGAGGGCGGTAATGTCCGCCGCGCCGCACACGCACTCGGCATCAATCATCGCACGCTGGACAAATGGTTGCGCGAGGGGCGCTATCACGATCTCTACACGGAGACCTCGCGACAGCCCGGCCGTCCAGCATCGTCGGCTAAGTAATCGAAATTTCTGGGAGTTTTATCTTCGCACGCAACCCCCTTGACAAACCTATCCGGATGGCTTATATTCAAAGCATGGAGGGACGAGACATGGAAAATTACGGATTCTCCGACGAGCACGACAACGAGATCAGGCGTGGATTGGGAGGGGGAATAATGCCCACGATACGGTGCTGGTGGGATATACGCCCCGACTTCGCGGGGTGGTACTACGAGATAATCGTCGATGGCCGTGTGGCCACCGATTCGCAAAAGGTCGACGCGCTTGTGGATGCGGACGATTTCATCGAGTCGGAATCGCTGGCTGCTGCCCTGGAGGAGGCATATCCCGGCGCCGTGATCGAGTTCCCCGAGGACGGCAGATGAAGATCATCGTTGACTTCGTGACCGACGACGAGGCTTTCGTCTCCGTGGACGACGTCCCGGAGGACTGCACCGATGGAGACGTCCACTGGAGCGTAGAACAGGTCGCACTGGCAGGTGATTCCGTCGCCCAATTGGCCCTGGAGCTGATGGGTCAGAGGGCTTGGATCGACCTGACTTATCCGCGCGTGCAGGGGCATCGCCGCGTGTACCGGGACGGGAGCTTTGATGTCTTGTAAAATTCCAATGGACTGTGTCCTGGACGAAAAATGTTCAGGGTGGAGGCGAGAATGAGCGCGCGAAAAAATCCGGCTGCCGTCTCACTCGGCCGGCGCGGAGGGAGGGCGAAAACTGCCGCGAAGGCGGAGGCCGCGCGCCGCAATGGCAGACTTGGCGGACGTCCCTCTGCGACGAGGAAGATGCGATTGCCAGACGGCACTACGGTGTCGATGCACGAGGATGCGTATTATGTCGGCATCGTTTGTCGCCACGCTGGCACACCAGCGTGGCGGCACCAAACGATGACCGCTTATCGTTGGCTTCGTCGCGCTGGATACACCTACGAGGCTTGCCTCATGGCAACCGGCCCGTGGGAGGGCAACTACTTGAAATGTTGGACGAAAATAGCCCCTTGACAATCCCGACCGCATGGCTTATATTCAGAACATGGAGGGGACGATGTTGATCACCGTGACGTGGGACGATCAGGTTGGAGCGCCGAAGGGCTGGTATTGGGAAGTGATCTCCGCTGACGGGGAGGTCATCACCGACAGCGCCAAGTTGGACGCGCCGATAGATGCGGATCGATACGGAATCGATGAGGAAAAATCGCTGCGTCGAGCGCTCAAAAAAGCATATCCGTCGGCGAGGATTGTAGCGCGTTAATTCGAGACGCGATCGCTTGCCGATCGCGACTAGGATCGACACAGCCCGCCCGAGTCTCGCTTGTGCGCAGACGGAGGAGAGGAGTTGCAGAAATACATGCAGTATGCAGAATTGGCATTCTGGTCACTAAGCAACGCGATCTTGGCCGAGCGGGCAGGATTTGTCTGCGCGTCCGATTGGACGTGGAGCTTCGCCTTTGAGGCGATTTTCTAAGGGGGAGAACAAATGCACGTGTTATACAAGGTGACGATGCGCGACGGGTCTGTGTGTTGGTTGACTTTTGCGCAACTCTTCCTGCACCTGCCAGGCGATTTATTGTCGCGGGTCGCAAAATATGAAATGCGTACCTTCGATGAGGAATCGCACGAATATCAAATCCATTAAAGGAGCTGACCAATGCGTTATGCACGTAGCTGGAAAGAATATCAGACGCAGTGCGCGCGCGATCGGCGTGAGAGGACGCATATCGTCGCGCATTTGCTGATGGCGATCGGAGTAGCGGGCGCTTTGACGGTCGTGGCCTGTTGCGTATTCGGCTGCTCGACGGTTACCTCCGGCAGCGATCACGGATTTGACGCTGATTCACTCGCGGGCGATCTGTTGCCGCAGGCGATTCGCTTGCCGCCCTCGGATCTGGGGGGCACGGATACGGCTGATGTGCCGCGCATCCTCGTCGACGCTGCCGCCGACGGAGACCTCGCCTCACCGCCGAAGGCGGCAGACTTAGCGCCGGTCGATGATCTTTCTCCTGCGCCGACGCAAGCAGATCTATCGCCGACTTGTACGCGACCGGGCGTGACTTGTAGCGGCGACGTATGCTGCTTAGATCCGCTCCCAACCTCGATCGACAACGATGCAGAATGCCGCGAAGCTGCTCCGAGAGTATGCTGCGCTTTCTCCAAGATCGGTGTAGGCTGCGACGGCGGGCGTTTTAAGTGGTGCAAAAACTGTGGGCAGGGTTGGACGTGCGGTCTGTGCACCTAGCGGCGTGCAAGCATCCGCCATAGGTGCAGCGCCCAGCCGCTCAGAGTTACGACGCCGATGCTCACGTACCAGACGATCTTGAGGCCGCGCCAAGCATTAAGCCACGCCGCCACGCGGTGTCGTGGAACCGCGACTGTGACTCCGGCAGGGAGAGAAAATTGATCTGTAGGAGTCTTACGAGGAGATCTCATTGGGCGATCTTCCGAATCGTCCAAGAATAGCCGGCGCTCCAATCGTGCGGTGGTTCCGTCGACGAGCAGCAGACCTCCGTGGATCTGCGCAAGCTCCTCGCGCACGTTGGCGACGTGCGCGTCAAACTGCGCGGAGTGATTTCCTACCGTGTGCGCCAGCCGCGCGATCCAGTGCTCGATCCGGGCGAGCCGTGCGGTTATTTGTTCTTCGGGCGTCGGTGCGACGGGATGCGGCACGTTTTCGCTCATTACACCATTCCTCCACGTGTCTTGCCGCCGCTTCGACTTGCTCCTCAGCCGCGCGGATTGCTTTATCTGGATCTAACATGAGAACCTCGCATTTTAAGTAGCGCTTACGAGCGTCATGTAATGCGCCCAATCCCAGATCGCATTGGGGCAATCTTTGTGGGATGTCGCCGGGTCAGCCTCGCAATGCCCACGAATCACCGCGCGCGTTTTCGGGAGCGATAACACCTCGCAGAGCGAGGAAACCAGCCTAGCACTCGCGAGATACTGCGGCGCGCTGATAGGTAATCCCGGGTCGTCTGATCGCAATTCCTTTGGCGCGCGCGCGCAATGCTCGATGGCGATCGATCGATAGTTGCAGCCGTGCGCGTGATACGCGGTGTGATCGATCGGGACGCATTGCACGATCGTTCCGTCTTGACCGACCACGTAATGGGCGGAGGAGGCGCGTGGAGGATCTCGACGGTCGCGTGGCGTGGCGAACATCCCTGCCGTAGCGAGGGGATCTCCGTGTCCGTCGGTGATATGGATGACGATCAGATCGATTACAGAGGTGTCGCGCGGATTCGGATTGTAGTTGGACGGATGCGCTGGGATTTGCGTGATCTTGAGCGTCACGGTTTGGGCTCGGTGCGAACGGCGATCGCATCGCGGGTTGTTTTCGCTTCCGCCTCGACGGAAGCGTGGGCGTCGGCGGCTGTCTTGCTCAGCGCGGATTCCGCTGCCCGAAGCTGCGCAAGGATCTCCTCGGACCGCTCCTTACTCGCCTTTGGTGCCTCGATGAGCATTTGCAGGAGCTTACTCAGTAGCGGGAGTGCCGCCGCAACGATTACCTCAAACATGCGCACACCCATTCAGGCGTGGAGTAGACAACGAGCTTGTGAGCGTAAGAATGGCTTGCAGTAGGGGAGGAACCGCCGCCGCAATCTGCATGATAGCGGAGATCAATTGGGGGCCGTCTTTCCGCACGCCCGCCTCGACGGCCGGGATTGCGTTGCACAGAACAGATTGACTCTCACGGAGAACATCGAGAGAGGCTAGGACCTTGTCGACGATCCCTTTGTGATCGGCGAGGCGGCTCGTCGCTTTCTCCGCCGTGATCCGATTTGCGCTCAGCTCGGCACGTAGGGCGGTTTGATCTGCCTTGAATCCGTCACTGGTGGATTGATAAGCGACGGTCAGAATCTGATCAACGTCAGTGCACGCCTGTCGCAGTCCATCAGCGTTGGAGGCGCAGCCGGAAAAGGCCATTGTGAGGAGAAAAAACACGCTGCTCGCGGTCAGTACGACAAGCAGCATTGCATCGACGCTGCCGCGCTCGGGATCGCTCTTCGGTGACGGCTCCTCTTTCCCCATCGGGCTCTTAAGCAAACCTGCGAGCGGAGCGAGCATCACAATCAGCACGGAGATCAGGGCGAATCTCACCGACTCCGGGGGCGCTAAAACCTTGAAATTCAATGCGGCTACCAGGCCCGCGTTGACGCTGGCGATCACCGCCAGCAAAACCCATCGCGCGGTCGTGCTCATGTTACGTGCCTCCTAAGGAGGTAGATTACCTGATGTATTACATTATGGCAATACCGCCCAGGAGACATTTCCGCCGAAGTGGCTGTCGGTTCGAATACGAAATCCCGTCGTCGATTTGTTCCGCGCACTGATGGTGGGCGCGGGATCATCGCTGTCTGTCAGCTCGGCGGTCAGCAGGATTTTGTAGCTTGTATCGGTCATCGTCGGGGAGATCGCAACATCCACGTAGTCGACGCCTGCGCCACTGCCTACGGCCGCGAACGCAACGAGTCCCGCGGCAATAGTTCCGGGGGGGCCCTGCCCCAGCGGAGGCTGCTCCGGCAACGGCGCGACAAGCGTTGTCGGCAATGTCTCGGCGGGTTGTAGCTCGACGGATATCTCAATCAGCGATCGGCGATTTCCGTCGATGTCTGTCAGCCACAGATCCATGAGGTACAATCCCGGATCGAGCGGCGCGCCTGTGGGTGCAGTATCTCCGCTCGCCCACGGTACAGTGACGAGTCCGTGAGGCGCATCCGTGATCGTTCCCTGCCGTGATATTTTGGGAGGCTGCGTGGGCAGTCTGCGAACATCGCGTGCGCATAGTGAAGAGACGACTGCGATTCCTTCAGCACTTAGATCGAGCGGCTCACGGCTATCCGGATCTAAGCAGGCAAAGTCCCAATATACCGTTGCGCCGATTTGCAGACGGATACCCGTGACGGCCTGGCCGTAAGCCTGTAGTGGGATGTGTTGGATCATTGATCAACTCTCGTTCAGCGCGCGTGAGACCTCGCGCCATTTGGCCCCTGCGGTGGACCATCGCATGTGGTAGATGTCGACCGCACTGGAGGTCGATGTTTTGGCGAACGTCCCACCGGCAAACGTGGCATTAGTCATGGTGGTAGGCCAGGTGCTGTTACCTCCAGACCCCTGGACTAGCTCCAGGGTCATCTCCTGTCCATCGACGGTACCTGCCGTCAAAGTGATGGCACCGAGGGTCACGCCGTTAGCGGCGGACAACACGACATATCCCCCGGCGGATATGTTCACCGTTTGCGCGCCGGTCCCGTAGCCGATCGATTGCTGTAACGCGCCGAGCGAGGTTGCGCGTGCTATGCCAGTCACGTCCAACGGATACGATGGAGACGATTGCCCACCGCATCCCAATCGAGAATTTTGGGTGTCGATAGCGCAGACGATGGCCGCATCAGATCGGGCAAAGAAAATCTTCTGATTGGCCGCAGTGGCCTGGATGTAGTCGCTGGTGCCGTCGGTTCCGAGGGACATGCCATTAGACCCGCCGCTCGTGACTCGGATATAGCTGGAGCCGCTTGGGCTGTCTATGTTGAGCCGCTGTGATGGTGACGTGGTACCGATCCCGATTCGCCCATTGACACCGTCGATCTTGACTTGCGTCGTCGCCGAAGCGCCTCCCATTAGGACACTATCCGAGCTTACCTGGACCTGGTTGCTGACGCCAGATACTGCGAGGGCGATCTGATTATTTGTTGCCGATATCACGTCGCTTCCGCCGTGGGTCACGCGGAATCCCGCCAAGCCGCCATAGTAGTCTAGCCCGATGGTGGTATTGGTGGCTTTGCCGTCAGAGATGAGGATCGACTGATTGCTGCCAACCATGGCCATGGTATCGCCACCTGCACGGCCAATCCCAATGTACGGCGCGGTTATCGTGCTGCCGTCGCAGGTGCTTGGCGAGGCGAGGAATGCGCGCCCCTCAGCAGAGCCCGCTCCTCCGCCCGTGGACTTGCCGCCACAGGCGATGAAATCCCCGCCATGATGATTTACTAGCGCAGTAGACTGAGCACGGAGCAATAGATTGCCGGCAGGGAGGTTGCTAGCAAGCGCATCGGCGATTTGAATGATGGTGTCCCATGCGCTGGATGTAGTACCACCCCAGAGGAGAAGTCTCTGCCGCACCGATAGATCGTCCTGTCCTCGAATGGCGTGATCAACGATCCCAAAACTCACCCAAGGATTGCCGACAGGATCAGTGATCGTGGTGTCCTTGACGATGAACGCTGGAGACGGGCTAGGCAGAGAGCCGTGCTGATCGATTGTAATTCCTTTATTCGTCGCGTCTTCGACGATCGAGGAGCCGTTGTTGTAGATCGTCTGCATCGTGGCTGTGAGATTGATCGTCCGATTGGTGGACAGGTCGCCACCGCCAGACAGACCCGTGCCGACGGAGATCGTAGTAGCCGTCAACGCGCGCGCTGCAAGATCCGAAACGAGGTTGGTGACAGCACTCTCCGGTAAGGAGATGGCGACGCTAGATGCAGACGTAGCGCGCCCAAATGCATCGAAGGCGATCTGTGAGACGTGAGTTGCGTCCCCATAAGTCGACGCTGTGACACCACTGGTGTCGAGGCTGATAGTGCGATTGGTAGATAGATCGCCTCCGCCGGTCAATCCAGAACCCGCCGAAACGGTCGTCGATGAAAGCGCGCGCGCCGCGAGGTCTGAAACGAGATTGGTGACCGCGCTTTCAGGGAGGATGATCGACACGTTAGAAGCGGCTGTAACGCGCCCGTAGGTATCGACGGCAACTTGCGGGACGTGCGTCGCGTCTCCATAGGTCGCAGCTACAACTCCGCTAGTAGACGCATCGCAGTCGGTTCGCGTCGCGCCCGAGTTATCGACGCAGAGAAATCGCGGAGAAAAGTTGAGAACGCCCCGCGCTGTGAGTGGCGTGCCGTTTTGCATGACGGACGAGTACCCTGAGGATCCCCCGCCAGTACCGTTCGCGGCTGAGCTGATGCGCCCATCAGCGCCAACCGTGATGTTCGCGCTGACGTAACTACCCGGTGTTACGCCAGTGATTCCCGTCGCGGCGGTGAAGTCGCTATCGACGTTTGCATTGCTCGTGTGGATTAAATGCCGATCGGAGCAGCGCACCCAATCGCGATCGGTGTTGACCGGTCCGGGCGCACTGGTTTGACAGGTGTATTTGATCCCCGGTCCGACAGGTGTCGCGCCGATGTATTGCGCATTCGCCGGAGGAGAGAGGAGCGCTACGCCGAAGGCGGCAACGATCCAAAACGCGCGCATAGAACCTCCTTCTAAGCAGGAGTAGCTTTCCATGATACTTCTCCATCGAATTTGGCGTTTGGTCGGATTCGGAAACCACCTGTGGTTTTCAGACGGTAGCTAACGACCGGCGCACCACTCGTATCGTCATTCATTCCGACTGACAGCTCGATTTCGTAGCTCGTATTCGGCATGCTCGGAGCGAGTGAGACATCGAAATAGTCGAATCCGGCGCCGCTCCCGGAAGAAGCGAAAGAGGCGACGCCCCGCTGGCTCGCGGCTTCAGGCGCGCCGAAATCGCTTTCTCCGATCTGAAACTCGTAAAGGTTGCCCGTCGCCCCGTCGACGCCTGCGCCACCCCCGCCTGACACGCCGCCGAATCCTCCCGGGCAACAGCCAGCGGCGGTGAATGCGGTTACGTTTTTGGTTACGTACACCAAGAACACCGCGCCGCCGGCTCCGCCTCCGCCCCCTCCGGTGCCGACGGACGCGAATCCGCTACCGCCATTCCCCCCGGCGGCGCGTATGTCACTCGCCCCTGCCAGCGCCAGCTCGCGAAAGAATACGGACACGACGCCGCCACCGCCACCGCCGCCACCTCCTCCGCCACTGACTGCGCCTCCACCGCCACCGCCACCAGCTCCCCCGACAGCTAGCGTGAGGTTTCCTGAGCCGATTACGTGTCCGACAGTTGCGGCGGAGATTGCGGAGGCGCCTCCCAGGACCGCAGTCGGCAACGTCGCGGTGCCGCCGGCACCTCCGGCGGTAAGCGATCCATTACCGCCCGCGCCGCCCGGAGTACCCCCCAGCGCGTTGATCACGCTACCTCCTGCTGTGCCGGGAGCAGACTTCCCCCCGACGCTGCCGTTGGCGCCACCTCCAAGCGTTCCTGAAGGCGCGCCGTTGCCCCCGGCCCCCCCCGCGCCCGCGCCGCCATTCGTTGCGACGGAACCATTGTTGGTGATGATGCTGCCTGGAGTGCACGCCGTTGTGTCCAGCTTCCCCGCTCCGAAAACGCGATAGCCAGCGGTTTTCAGCGAGGTCCCTGCACCGAAGGTCCAGTTGTGTGCGAATACGTCGCGTGTCAATGTGTAAACGCTGCCGGATCGGGTCGCCCAACTTGGAGTGGTTGATCCGTTGAACGTAAAGTCACCATCGCGCCCGTTGCCGAAGACGAGCGCGCCCACGGCGCTGTCAAGATAATGCAACCAACGACCGATCTCGTTGATCTTGAAGTTGAGGTAGTCGGCCGGAATTGGTTGCGCCGGGATAAATCCTTCGGCGCTCTCTCCACTCGACGGCTGCGATTTGTTGGGCTGTCCGGCGACGGGGCCGTGCGTATACGCGGCGTCGGTGGCCCAATCTGGCCCTGTGGTTGGGCGGCTCATGTAGACCCTCCGTCCGAGGTAAATGCGCCAGCGGCAAGTCCGCCGCGAACATAAAATCCGCTACTCGGACCGCCCCCGTAATAGCCTGGGGACTGATCGGTGGTTGGCTGCAAGATCGCGGAGCTGTTGAATTTGTATCCGAAAAGAAGTGTCTCGGATTCCTCTGCGCCCTCCCAGACGAAGGTCCCGCGTACGCCTGCAAGGACGGCGCGGGAGAGAAACTCAAATGCGATTGTCTGCGGAGGAACAAGAACAGGACCGTGCGCAGTGAGTACGATCGATCCGGTGTACTCACGAGCTTCGATCAACACGTCTGGAACGAGTAGCTGCAAGATCGCAATCAGAGTTTCGCGGCGCCCGTCGCTGTGATTCGTTCGGATGCGCGCGCTGATCAGACGGATGTAGATCGTGTTGTCGAAATCTTGACGCGGCTGCCCGACGAGCTTGCCGATCTTGTCGATCAAATCGTCGTTTGCGCTTCCGTTTGTGAGCACTTCTTGAAGGAGCCGCCCGACGTAGAGATCCCAAAAGGAGTCCTCTGCCGCCTGAAGCTCTTGCATATACGACGTTATGATCGCTTCGAACCTGGGCTTTCCCTTGAACTGCTCTAATAGACGGGAAAGCGACTCTGACAGATAGTCGGTTTTGTGTGTGAGCGCAGCCATCAGCTCGTCACGTCGACGTTTGCCGTCGAGAAAGTGGGCACTTGTCGAATGTTGATCACGATGTTGCTCGTTCCGATCGGAGATGGAATCATATCGACGAGCAGCGAGGCAATGTCGAATACGCCCTTCACATCGAAGGTGCGTGCCTCCAAGTGTTTGATGACGACCGTCCCGCCAGCGCCGATCGTGTTTCCGTAGTCGGCGAGCACCTGTTTTATGGCCGCATCGCCTGCATAGATCTCTGTAGAAGAACGGACGATAGTGATCGCGATATAGATTTGGATTGGATCGGGGCGCGTGAAACGGATAGTCTCACTGAGCCCTTGGGAGTCCACGTGCGATTTGACCACGCCTCCCCAAGTGTTGATACCGCCACCTTTGTTGGAGGCGATCAGATCAGCGAGAGCTTGATCGTCATCATCGGTGTGCCCAGGTTGATAGCAGATAACCTCGAACGAGTGTGCGGGTAACCCGTTCACATCGACAGAGTCAGTATCGTTGGTCAGCACCGTACAGCTCTGCACGAGAGATGAGAATACGTTCTGCTGAGAAGCCTCAAGGATCGCGGATCGGATAGCTTCGGCGGTAGAGGTGCCCGCCGCTGACAGTTCTTGCTCGCGACGGAGGCGGAGGCTTGCGTCAGATTCTATGTTCGCGCCCGTGATTCCGTCATTGCCGTTGTCGACGCTGTTCCAGCCGGTGAGCGGCTGTGCGATCACGGTAAGCGTATGGGCGAGGCACTGTTGCGGGCCGTCTGCGATTGCAACAAAATCAACGGTTAGGTCATCAGCGAATCCGTTGGGATTGTTGATGATTTCCTTGTTCGCGAAAACGGCGACGGCATCCCCGACGATGTGCGCGAACATGGTTCCAGGCGCCGCATTGAATCCCGCGTCCACGTTGACGGTGCACGCAAGAACCTGCGTCGGTTGCGGATCGTTTCGCCGCGTCCCTGTCAGGAGCCCCAAGGACGTAAGCTGATCGTCGCTGGCATCGTCGGGGCTCATCCCTGAATAGAGCCCTAGCAGCGCTTGCCAGAGCTGCCCGATCTCATCAGCTACTATTCCGTTCAGAACTCCGAGGGGGTTCGTCGGTTGTAAATCCAGATTGGGATCGATCTGCTGTGTCTGCGCCGCCTGAACACTCGACAGAACGTCGGCAGTCGTCTTGGGGTTGAATCCTTCTGGTGTGAGCCCAAACGCCAAATTACACCCCCGCGCCGACGATGAAGGGGCCGTAATCTGAACTCGTAAGAACAGCCCCATCGGTGAGCAAAACGGAGAAGGCGACTTTAGCTTGCCGACGCGTGCCGAACGGCGTCACCTGAAATTGTTGTACCTGCGCGACACCGGGACAACGCGCGCAGACATTACGTAGGATCTGCGAGACGATTCCGATTGGAACCTTTACACCAAGAATCGATTGCTTCCATGGCACACCCACCGACCCGTCGAGAAACCACTCGCCTTGAAAAAAACGGAATCGAATATAGAGCTGTTGCGCCACTTCTTCACGCAACGTCTGAGTCAGACGCATTGACTTTTGTGGCGTGAGGAATAGATCGCCGCTCACCGGATTGATCGCGTCGACCTCCGAGGGTAGTACAATCTTGAGGCTCGCCATTATCGCTTACCCTTGATCGTCGCGCAGCCAAGCTGGACGACGCCCGCAAGCGGCGACCATCCAGCTGCCGCCAGCGCAGAGAGGATCCCTGCCTTGAGGGACGCGCCTCCGTCATTCGCGACGACGGCCGCGTTGGCGATTGCGTTGTGCAGCGCTTGTGCGTCCTTCGCGGTCAGTACGCGATCGTCGGCGCCTTGCCCGAGATGTACCTCAGAGTCCGTCAGCTCGATCTGCGCGCCCGCTGCGCCGTCTCTCCCGACAATCATCGCAGAGCTGGGGTCGGTTTGAATCGTCTGTGCGTCGGCGAACAACCCCGGAGCGAAAAAGGCACCGTCGAGCCCGTGTCTACGAATATCGCCCGGTGCACTTACGTTGCCCGTCGCTCGCCAGGTACCGAGGTTTTGATCGGCGAAATAGAGCGCACCCTGATCGCCTTTTTCCAAATGGAAGACGGATGCGAACTTGCCGCATCGATAATATTTGACAGGCACGTCTTGAAGCTGCGTCAAAGATTCTTCGATGTAGTTTCCTGCGCCGTCGGGGATCATGCGCTTGATCAGAGGTGTGACCTTGACAACGGGGCTTCCATTGTTCCAATCGAATGCGTCGACACGCGCAGGCAAAGCGTGGAAGTGATCGAGCAAATAGGATTCGATTCCGTCGCTGATCAGCTCAGCCAACGTGATCTCCTCCAGGCCAGTATCGCCGCTTGAACTGTCGTCCATCTAGTACACTCGCGCAACGCAGTCACAGCGCCATTCGCCGCTGGTCCAAGACTGGCCTACGTACTCGACTTCGGTCAGCATATAACCGCCATTGAACTGCTCTGATTCTAACACTATTTTACGGCCGGGCGCCATACCCGGAATGAGCAAAGTTTTGATTTTTAGGATTCCCGGATCCTTGGGCTTGGGTGGCTTGGCCACCTTGAGCTTTGCGCCCGCGGCAAATTGCTGCGGGTTTCCGAGTGAGACTGTAGCGTCAATCGCAGCCTCTGGTGATCCGAGCAATCCTGTCGACGAGGAGATTCGGATTGCGCTTTGGTTCAGCGGCGCGCCGCGCCGAAGAACTTGCAGTGCTCCGTGTTGGACACTCCACGTTAATCCGATCGACTTGAGCAATCGATCTAGTTCGCGCGAAACATTTCCGTCCGCCGTGAACGAGTGCGCCAACTTAGCCCCGATGCCAGAGATCTCCGCATCGGCGGTAAAGTTGTTGACGTTCCCTGAGCCCACTCCGAGCGCCTGCGCGCACTGGGTCAGAACGGTTCCGATCGGAGTGCCTTTAGGCCACTGCGCGGAGATCCGCGACTCGCGATAAGCGCGGCCTGCGTCATCACCTGACAGGACAGTCTTCCAATCAGTGCCATCTCGTTGCGAAACGGCCTCGCGGAGATCTGCGCTTAGCAGTACCGCCGTGTTGTCGACATAGCCCGCTTCTACTTGTACAGGAATTCCGTGCGTTTGATTTCCGTTGGGACGGTTTCGCTTGAGGATTTGCGCGCGGTGGTCTTGATTGAGATTCCAGACTGTCACTACGCCTTTGTTCGGCTCAGGCTTGAGCGTGGCTAAGATCTTGAATTCTATATCTAAATTGGAGACGTCGAGCGTGTCGATTTGCACGCGCCAAGCGCGGCGAAACAACCTCACGGTTCGTCCGCCGTAACATAGGCGAGGATCACACGTTGCCCTAAATCTGAGGGTTGCGTGATCTCCGCGCCACGATCGCTTAGATCGACGCAGAGCAAGCTCCCTGGAGGCAGGCGCGGATCGCGGAATCGCCGCAACAGAGGAGCATTGATGTTCAGGCGAATCGAAAGCGCGAGGGGATTCTCATCTTGATCGAGCAAGCTGAGATAATATGCTTGCTCGCGGGGCGCCCAAACGAATCGGAGAAGGTACTCTACGCCGTCGAGCTGAACAAGCTGCTCGTCGACACGTTGCAGCGCCGAATCGGTAATCTGCTCAGAAAACTCGGTGTTGATCTCGACGATCACTTGAAAGCTCCCAGAACAGATCGCGCCTTCTGAATAATACTGATTTTCTTTTCGTCTTCCTTTTTATTCGGATCTAGTTGATTTCCGGTTTGGCTGCCGCGTTTCTTCGGTTGTGTCTTGGGGGGTAGCGCGGCGACCGCATCTGTCTCAACAATGATTACTTCTTGCCAATCGATAGTGATTCGAAGGCTGTTGCCGCTGCCAACAGCGCGTTGGACAGCAAGATTTCGAGCGGCTAGATTCTCGTAGCGCTTGAGCGTCGTGGTCACTGCGAACAACGCTCCGGTTTGCAAAGCATCCGCGAGATCTCCGAACACTGTGCGAACGCGATCGAGACTGCCCTCAAACTTGAACGCACGGTATTTGATCGCTTTGCCCTCGACCATTGCCGATATGTCCTGCACTGAGCCGGTGACGCCGTCGGCTTGTGTACCGGGAACGTCGAGAGGATGGTTCGTGACGAGCGCCTCAAGCACGAGTGACCTAGGCAACGCGCGAATGTGATCGGAGACGTTAGGTCCCTTCTCGACGCGATGAGATGTTACCTCAGCTCCGAGTGTGTGCTGCTCTGTGATCGATGCGTCGAGCAGAACTTGCCCCGTCGTTCCCGACCCCTCCAGAAACCAGGAGAGCAAGACTTTTTGCGGGGCGGCCATCGTTCGTCACTTCTGCGCCGTCGCAGTTTGGAACGTCGCCTTAGCGGCGCGACGTTCTTGTTTGGCGAGCTTGCGAAATTCGTTTGCGGTGTGCTCAGCTAGCTTTTTCTCGTCCATTCCCGGAGCCGCGTGCACTTCCACTTTTACGTCGCCCACTGATACGTAATCATTCGCTTGCGCTGGCGGAGGTGTGCTGATCAGCGGAGCGAAATCCGGCGCAGTGTACGGTGCAAACTCTTGGGCCACATTCGTTGGGGTGGTTGGCTGCGCACCGAATACCTCGCGCTCGATGCGATCTGTTTGCCTCCGGCGGGATTCCCGTGTCGTGACTTGGGCGCGCTGTTCGGCATCTAGCTTATTGATCACGATCTCGCGCTGCGTCTTTTTCCCCTCGGCGCCGAAGGCGTTGTTGACGCGACCGAGAAAGTCTCCGAGCGCGCCTCCGTACTCGGTGAGCGCAGTGAAGAATTTGACGGCGTAATCCCACGAAGTTTTGATCGCGGTTCCGATTCCCTGCCAAATGTCACGGAGATCTTGGACCACGTCGAGACGCGCGTCCTTGCCGAACATCTTATCAATTGCTTCGCCAATCGCGGAGTCCCCGCCCTCGAACAGAACCATCAGGTCGTCGACGATAAGGACAAGCGCGGCGAGCGCGGCAGCGACGAGCAGGACGGGCGCGAAGTCGATCGCGAGTTTGATTCCGAAAGCGGTGGCTGCCGCGCCTAAAACCCCAAGAGAGGCGCGAACAATCTCGCTCTGCTTGGATAGCTCGCGAAACCAAACGACAGCTTGGGTGAAGGCGTTGACGATTACGTTCAGGACAGGATAGAGACTGACGAGGATCGTACCCTTGAGGCTTTTGATCGCTAGGTCTAGCCGCGCTGTTTGCTTTTGGAATTCTCCTCCGCGCTCGATCGCCTTTTTAGGATATCCGCCGCCCAAAGCGTTATATTCTTCGACGAGATCTGCGAACCCCTTACGGCCCTCTTTCAGAAAAGGAAGAAGTTCACGGCCAGATCGCCCAAACAATTGTGTAGCGATTGCCGCCGCCTTGCTTGGGTCTTTGAGCCCTTTGATCTTCTCTGCCACATCGAGAAATAGTTCATCGACAGGTTTGAGTTTCCCGTGAAGATCCTTGAGGGGGATACCTGAAAAAGCTTTTGCAACCTCGCCGCTTCCTTGCGCCGCCGCTTGCTGGCTGACTTGAAGACGCCCCATCAAGTTGAGAAGCTTCTCCGCGTCGTCGCCCATGGCGCGGGAAGCAAATTGAAATTGCTGCACTCGCTCTGCGGAGATGCCGAGGGCAGCGGCCGTGTCGTCAATTTGATCAAGGAGCCGCGCTTGTTCGTCGGCAAAATCTCGAATCGCGTCGACAGCGAAAGCGGCAGCAATGCCTTCCGCCAGCTTTCCGAGTCGACCGATAAATTGATTGAGCTTGGACTCGCCTTCTTTGAGGCCCTCCGTATCGACGTCGAAGCCAAAGACCGCGATCAGCTCACGGAGGACTCCGCCAGGGCCGGCCATGCGCTAGGTTCTCTCCGTAGGGCGGCGCGCTTCGTCGATCTGATCTAGCATATCATGTGCTTCGCATACGTCGTCAATGCACCAATGCGTGTGCATTTCGTATCGCGAGACTGTGATCAGATCGTGCGTCAAGACTCGCCACTCGAACCACCGCCACGGGTCGGGGGCGAATTCTTTTCTCCCCTGATCACCGCTGCGAGGGTCCCGAAGATACCGCCCGCTGTGGGTTTCGACTCCGCTACCCCCGGCGCCACGTTCTCCTCGCTCGTGACGCCATTGAAAAAACCGCCGTAATTTACCTCGACGCAGAAAACAAGCCATTCGAGGAATTCGGGATAGCGCCCGGCGAAATGTAGCTCTTGGTGATCGATTGCGTTCTTTCCCGAAGTTTTGACCAAGGGGATCCAGTTGGTTGGTTCGCCGTCCATGTACCACGACGCGCCGCCGAAGACCGTGCGGAAGTAGTCGATATCATCGTCGGTCAGGCTCGCGGGTAACAGTTCCAGCAACGACGCTGCGCGATCACTGGCGCGGCCTTCACGTAGACTCGCCGCAATCAGCGGCGCGAGTACCTTGATGAGACGGTTGAGTGAGCGGAGCCCTAGACCAAATGCGACAGGCTGCGCCTTATACAAGATTCCGCCAATCTCACGCTCCTGCGTGCGCTCTTCCAGCATCGCGCTCATCAGTTGCCGCCCTCGGTGCGCGTTCCAACCGCAACGATGATGACCCACTCACGTGACTTCGCGGTGCGTGCGAAGCTCGCAGCGGGCATGCTCTTGATCCACGCTTGCGGACCTTCGACAATTGTCCCCCCCTGTAGATCTTTCAGGGAGAACGCGCCGACGCCAGCGCCGTTTTGCGAGTTGAGATCGGTGTTGTGGATGGCGGAGAAAGCTGCGTTGGTGGTCGAGGTCTGCAACAGCTTGACTGTCACTTTGATGCGGCGATCATTGCTCTTGCTACGCGCCACTTCTCCGTCGACGCCCACAACTTCTTCGAACGCATCGCTCATCGGCTCAACGGCAATCGCCTCATCGTCCGCGAACCCCTGAACGAGAACGCCGTTGAAGTAGCAGAGGATCTGATCGGGGTCGTAAAACGCTGCACGTGACGCCATGGTCGACGCTCCTATCAGAAGGTGATCGTTCCTTGAATCTGCACGCTTTGAATCGCGCCTTGTGCGACGGCGGTAAACTTCATCGCTTTGAGCTTGCGTTTGCTCTTGTCGGTGCTGCTAATCAGTTCAAACTGTGGCGGCAGCACGATCGGCTCACTGCCCGCTTCATTGGAGAGGAAGCCATTCGCCACGAAACGAAGGAGGCTCGCCTTCATTTCGGCAGCGATCATCCCAATCCCCTTTCGGGTGTACGGGAGCTTGGGCAGCCGGCGCTTGAGCGCGAACACTGCGACCTGCATGTCTCGCGACAACCCATCAATCCCGACGCGAACATCGGCATAGGTCCCCGACGCCATCCGCCCGTCGGTGTAATTGCTCGTCGCAGCGATCGTGATGTAGACGTTGCCATTCTTCGTCGCGGGGTCGACGAACTGCCCTGCATTGTGGATTTGCGTCGAGGTAAGCGCATCGACGGGGACAGCCGCCATCGTCTTAGCGTCGAGCGTCGTCGAGCCTGGATCAGCGACGAGCAACTGCGACATGGCCGCGACGCCGATATAGGTTCGCGGCGTCCCGGTGAAAGCGCCGATCGTGCGCTCGTATCCAGCAGTTTCGCAGGTCTGAAAAATCCCGAGATTGCTGGTATCGACGTTGTTGGTGTTGGGCGTCCCGTAGCTATGGAATCGTCCATTAGCCTCCGCCCAGATCGCAACGGCCTGAATCGCGGCGTCGCTCATGAACGGCGTGGCGACGCCGTAGAAGTCGCCGTCGACGAGCGCGGCTGCCGCAAGGTCAGTGGCGATATCGTTGGTTGCGGGAGCTGCGGTCACGTCTTCGAACGTGCCGCCCGAGACGCTCGATGGATACCAAAGGTTGTGATGCGTCGTGATAGTGATGTTAACCTGGGTGTTGATGCTGCCATCAACCGCGATGGTCGCCCCCGACGCGGTGAGCGCCGCGAGTGCAGTTGCGATCTGCGCGGCGGTTTGCCCCGATGTGTTCGTGTGCTGAATCGAGTGCGTGACGCCCGACGCGTCCGTCAGAACGAGGCCAACGATGTGTCCAGCCTGCGTATCGGTCACGGTGAAATGCAAGACCTGCTGATAGTCGCCGGTCAGGCGAATAATCTTGAACTGCGAAGGATGCGGATTCTGCGAGCACCACGCGAGCGCCATCAAATAGAGCGGTGAATTGGTGGTGAAGCCATCCGCCAGCATGTCCGACGCGTCTTGATACGTGCGGATCAGGTCTGTCCACGCGGTATGATAACCCGCGAAGGCGCCGATTGAGGTGCCCGGCACCGACGGCACCGCACCGACTGCGGAGATATCGACGGAGACTACTTGATCGACGTTACTCATGGCGCGTCTCCTTTGATATCCAAGTTCACTGCTCGATCGGTTCCAGCATCATCGACGATCCCCTCAATTTCGATTTCGTCGATGAAGCCGCCCGAACCTGCCGAATCGTCAAGGTCATTATCCACGGTTGCGCAAAAAAGGTCCATGGCATAAACGCTTAGCTTGCGGTCTTCATCGACGACGCCTATGTTGAGCGGCGGAGTCGAGTCGGTCACCGCGAAGATTCCGCGCAAGCGTTCGATGGTGGTCGATCGCGAGAGACGCGTCACAAACTTGTCTAAGATCGCCCCCGCATGGCGCCCATCTGAAACGTCCTGCGAAAAGGATTCGCACTGGAGACTCAGCGTGAACAGCTTCTGCGCGGAGATCACGACCGTCTGATCTACGTCGAGCAGAACCCCATCTTCCGTCAGCGCATTCTCACGCAGCTCCTCGTCGCTGCCCAATGTTCGTACGTCGCGGATCGCCAAGTAGATGACTGGATCGTCGGCCCACTCGGCGCCCTCCGTTTCATCTCGCCAACGTACACGTTCCGGCCCAAGATCGGTCAGATCTGAGATGATCGCGTGCGCCATCTCCTTGATCTGCGCCCAGTCGATCATCGTATGTAGCGACCGTCAGCGAGCCCACGAATAGCGTCTACAAGCTGGTGTGTGGCGTAAAGCGGGGGGCCGGCGGGGAGCCCAGCGGCGGCGCGCGCCTTTTCGGTGCTCTCTGCAAGCGGCGCGAGCCTGGCAACGTCGGATGAAATCCAATGTCGTAGTTCGTCGCTCCATTTCCCGGCTAGCGACGTGACCGCCTCCTTGTCGCCTGCGTACTCAGCATGCATTGCGCTCGTCGCCTCTCGCTCCAGTCGATCAAGATTGAGATCGAACCAAGAACGCAACCACGAACGCTCGGGGAGATTCGCCCAACCCGAGCCAAACTCGTGGACGGCGGCCACGTCAATTAGATACGAGTGAGATTCGCCCCCTCGGTAATTCTTCTTTGCGCGGTCGGTGTTTGCCTTTCGCGAGCCGACCTTGATCGGTTTTTCGCTCGCTTCTTGTTCGTGGATGCCGACGGAAAGACGATGTTGTCGCACCTTCTTCGGCGCCCCTTTGAGCAACGCTTTGGCGCGCTCAAGGACCGTCGCGTCCACACGTAGAACTACGCGAACCATCAGACCACCCGGAATCCAGCGGTGACCATCCGCTTGAGCAGTGTCAGCCGATCGTCGTAGATAGTCACGCCGTCCTTGTCCGCGAGCGCCATCTTGCGGGCGAATGGACTCAGCGCGAGTGCCTGCGCCGTGTAGTAAGAGACACCCTGATCTTGCAGCGCGCCCCAAGGAACAAGTGGACAGAGCTGCGCGGAGTCGGTCAGCTTCGCCTGCACCAATCCGGTCGGCGCGTCCGCGAACTCGGGGAAGGCTGATTTGAATGACGCTACTGTCACCGCCACATCGACTCCGTTAGTTGCGCGACTTTCCGCCGACGGCCTGCATGCGCTTCTTGAGCGCCGCCTGCACATCGGGTCGGTTCTCAGCTTTCAGCCACCGAGCGAGAATGCTCGCATCATCCTCGCCCTCGATGAGCGTCTGCGCGGTACTGACGCCATAGCCGAGGAGATTCTTCGGCGCCTCCGGCCCCTCGGGTTGAGTGGCGTCGCCCTCTTCGACAAGGTATCCGATCCGAATCCACTCACGCACCGTCTTGTGGCCCTCGGCGCTCTTCGCGAGCGGCGCACCGTACGGCTGCCCCTTGAGCGCCTCCCACAAATCGCGTGGCACGTTGTTGCCGCCCGGAACCAGGCTCTTGCCAGTGCCGATTCCGACGATGCGCGGGCCCTCAGGACCATTCGAGGTGGCGATCTTGTCCGGCAGGTGGAGCAGGCGCGGACACTTGTTCATCACGCGCACGAGCGTGGCGGGCGCTTCCACTTCCTGCTCATCGTCGGCGGACACCGATTCGACAGCCGCGTTCGCGAGCGGCGGCAGCTTGGCATCGGTGACCTTCTTCCCCTTGGCGGCGTCGTTTTCCAATTTGCGATCTCCTTACGGGCAGAGCCCGAGCTTCCAGTAGATGTGCCCCGCGCCGTCCTGACAACATTGGTAGGTGACGCTCTTCTGCGTCGCAGATCCAGCCCACGTGGCAAGGCGCCCCTCGGGAGTGCACACCTGCGAGGGACTCGGCGTGGGCGTCGGGCTCGGCGTCAGATCGAGGTACTTCACGGTGACGTTTGAGGTGGCGAAGTTTCCGCCGACGTCGAGCGCGCTCGTGCCGGTGTTGATAGTCGCGCCGCCCTTGAAGTTCAAATAGTGAACCTTGACGCCGTTGTTTCCGAACAGGCGGACACGAGTGCCATCCGACTTCACGTCGACGAAGTTGAACACCTGCGGATAGAGCTGTGCGCCAGCGACGCCAACGATCGCACACACGCCAAGTACAGCAGCGATGAAAGTAAGCCGACGACTGATTTTCTGGCGCATGGCTCGTGCCTCCAATCGCAGGCTCGTCGAGGACGACGAGTCTGCTGTTGAAGAAACGAACTACGAAGTACCGTCCATGTAACAGCCCGCGAGAGGATAAGCCCAAGCGACGCCGCCAACCCGCATGTGGCAAGGGATCGTGTACTCCGCGCCTTCTTTGTCAGCCGCGAACTGCTCGAACTCCTGAGGAATCTCCAGCCAAAGAACCTCTTCGTCGCGGCGATAGCAGACCACACGCCCACCAGTGTGCCCGGCATTCTGATTCTTGAGCTTGATCCACTGATCCATATCTTGGATATATGGATTGTTGATCAGGAACCACGACGCGATGGTGCGATCGGCGAGCGTCGAGAACGGGGTTTGGGTGACGATCTGAAACTCGGCCGTCGGGAACAACATCGTATCCGGGATTTCTACCTCGTTGCTCTGATCGATGATCTTCTGCACGAGCGCGTTCATGTCGCCGAGAATCTCAAGCGCAGTTGCAGTCGTCCACGTCCCCGTCGGCGCGGCCAAGATCGGAACGTTCGGGTTGTTCACGAATCCGTCGAATCCGGCATCCGCATTGCCAACAGCGGCGATATCATCGATGGCCGCTTCGAGTGCGCGCCGTGCAGCAGCGGCGCGCTTTACGTCAAGCTGTCCGCCACCCTGGCCCCCCATAAAAGCGACTCGTCGAAGGTCCTGGATCGTGTATCCGTAAGAACTTCCCAACGACTTGACAGCATGCGAAAATGGTCTCTTGACCACGTCGGCGCGTGGGAAATCGGTGGCGTAGTTGGCGATGATCTTCGCCATACCGTACATGTCCCATTGCCAGTAATCCCACGTCTCCGCGCCCGACGGAACGTCGTGCGAAACTGGGATAAAATCTCGCGCCTTGAACATCGGATACTTTACATCGTAGGTTTTGGCCTTGACGTAGAGGAGCTGCCTTGTAATGGTCGCAGTCTCTCCCGCGTCCATGCGCTCGCCGTTGTTGCCGGGCAATTGCCAACTCTGGACGGCGGAGTACATGTCCTGGTACTCGGGCGACGCTTCGTCGAATCGATATTCCCTCATGACCTTCTCCATTGGGGCGTCGCCCCGTTGATCTTCGCACCATCGAGCACGCGAGTTTCGCTCGCGTGCTCTGTGGAACTAAATCAGCTCGACCTGCACCAGACCCCCGCCGCTACCGACGCTCGTCAGAAAACGTGCGTTGGGCAGCTTGCACAAGCCTGTACCAGCGCCGTCGGCAAACGTGCCCAACGTCGTGAAGCCGCCGCTGGTGGCCGTACGGATATAGACATCGTTGAACTGCGTCACGGCGCCCTCCGCGTTGACCCACACGACGCCTTTGCGCAGCACAGGGACATAGTCCTTGTCGCTGTAAGAATTGCTGCTGTCGTGCGGAGGGCGGGACGAATCGTAGATCGGAATGCCCATGAACGTGGAGAGTGCTACCGGATCAGTCGTGACGCTTGCGGGCCACGCTTTCACCTGCCCTGGATTGGCCGGGGAAGTCGCGACGCCAGTGAGCGACGGGATAGTCAGAGGATCTGTGGCGGGCGCGACGGCCAACCCGACCGGAACAGCCCCGGACGCGAGCTTGGAAATGATCACGGTGCCCTCTCGGGAGTCGACAACCATACCGGCTACGGCCGGCGCGGGATTAACATTGTAGGTCGTTTGCATGGTCGTCTCCTTTACTTCATAGTTTCCAGTTGCGCAGACTGCCCCGACCGCGTCTCGCCAGAGCGATCTCGACGACTCATCGCCAGTGGACGTGCGCAGCGCATATCAGACGACTCCATCGCATCGGCACGAACCTGCGCAAGTGAACGGACATTGCCGACCGCCGTGGAGATCGGCTTGGTGCCACGAAGCAGCTTATCGGCAGCGTCATTGCGCACCTGTGCGCGATCCGCCTCGTCCGTGCGAATGCCACGGAACAAACCAGCGACGTAGTTTCGATCGATCTTGTCGTCGAGACGCTCGTCGGGATAAGCCTTGTCGACGGCGGCGCGCATGATTGCATTGTTCGTGAGACCATCCGCTTTGAACTCAGCGCCGAGAACCTTACGGGCCTTCTCAACGATCGCGAGTCGCTGCGCAACAGCGCGATCAAACGCCTCAGGAGTCGCCATCTTCTTCACGTGAGCTTCAAGTGCATCAAGGCGATCTTGCACTTCCTTAGCTGCCTTCTTCGCCTCGTCGCGCTCCTTGAGGAGCTGCGCGCGATCGGCGGCGTCCTGCCGCAGCTTCAAATCTCGACGATCGCAAGCCGCCGCGTGCGCGGGCGTTCCCGTCTCGTATTCCACTCCCTCAATCAGTTCCTTCATTTTCCGACTCTCCTCGACGATGATTGGCTCGTCACTCGAATCGAGACGCAATCGCGCGTCACCAGCGCGGCCCGCGTCGACGAGGGCCAAATGGTTGTAAGTCATGTTGCGTTGCACGCGATCGTAGGGCTTTCCGGCGTCCTGCTCGCCGGCCGGAACCACGCCAGGAGTTTCGTCTACATCGCAGTGATAGCCGCACGAGGCTTCGCGCGTGCCGGCCTCAATCGCACGGATCGCTTCAGCATCCTGCACATAGAGCGTCGCGGCAATCTGGTGCCCCTCAGGGCGGACATCATCGCCGACATGCCCTGCCGAAAAGCGCCGAAAGTTGCTGGGGTCGACCTTTGCCGGTGGATGCCGAACTGTGATTGGCGCGCCCTTAAGCGTTGCGAGGGCATCCGCACGCGCAACCTCGCTGGGGGGGCGATATTCACGAATCACACCGGAGGGGGTTTGGTATTCAAAAACTCCAGATCGAGTAAGAGTAGCCTCAACCTTGATGCCGCCTTGCGCCGTTTTTGCGACGTTTCCGAGAGGCGTTCTGTCCAGGCGGAGGTGCCGTACCATTTATTTGATTGGAGCGCAATACGATTAGGGTGTCAAGTACCTAATCGATAATTCGTCAATCCTCATCCGGCGGTACGGGGCTCGCTACACAACGGCAGTTGTAGTCCTCGCCTGGATGGCAATCCTCGCCCGAACTGCTATCGCGCGCACTCAGAGGGGGATCGTCCCAGAAATAATGCGCGCCATCGTCGAGCGCTACGTGCTCGGGACGCACGACGCTATCCCGCTGCGCCATCCAGGTGTACTGCGACACCCCCGCATCTTGCTGCGCCGATTTGACGAGCTGCGCAAAACCGTATCCAAATGCGACGGAAACGAGCGCAATCGCACCTCCGTGGATGCCCGCCAGGCCATCGTCGAGATCGCTTGCGAGCGTATCTAAATCATCCTCATCAGGGTCGAATTCGTCCAAGATGTTCTCTGCGCGTGCGATCGAATCTCGCATTTTGCCGGACACTTGAGCGAACACATCGGAGCTCAAATCGTTGGATTCCTTAGCCAAATTCGGAGAATAGTCGTCAAGTGCGAGCGCCTCTTCAGTTTGCGCCGCCGCCGAATCAGCAGTGCGTTTTGCGGCGGCGTCCACCAACCGCTTAAAGGGAGATGTGTGAAGGAGTTGCAGCGCATAATTCCAGGTACGCGATAACGTCGACGTTTCGCTGGCGGTGGCGTCTTGTCGGCGGAGCCGTCTGCGATGCGGCGCGATGATTAGGGCGGCGTGTTTCAGATGCGCGTGCCAAGCACGCATCAGTCGATCAGTGGCGAGTTTGAGCTGTGTCTCAGGCCCGCCCGGGTGCTTTGGAGCCCGCGACCTCGCCAACTGCCGTCGGATCCGTTGCTGGGCGCGGCGCCTGAATGGTGACTGTGGGCCGGCCATTCGAGTGCCTCCAACTGCGGTGTAGATCACAGCCACATGTGCGGCGGATAAAATCTAGCATCGCCTGCGGTGTAGTGATGCCGCGCCGCTTGTCAGCACGCAAGCGGGAGCGAACGTTCGGGCAGGTCTCCTCGCTCACAGCTCGTAGAGCCCTATATCGACGCTGGTAACTTGCGCATTCGTATTTGCAGGTGTCACGTACGCGCGCACCCGCGCCGGTCCTGCGACGCGTTTCGTCACCTGCTCTGCGACGAGCAGAGCCGCCGTGGGCGTCGCGTTTGTGACACCCAACCGCGAAAGAATACTCGTCTCAGGAACGTTTGCCGTGGGGAAAGATTGAGCACGCACGCTGATAGCCGCCTGCGCAGCATCCCCCCCAACCACGATCAGATCGGAGATCGCGCATCGCTTCCCCGAGGAAACATAATGATGCGCCCATTCGGTGGATCGCTTGCCGGCAGCAATAGTGCCGATCGCAGTACCTGTACCATCAGCGGCTGGGGCGAGTGTAAGGGTGCCTGCCGGAACTCCCCCCGAGCCGACACTCGTTACGTCCATCCGCTCCACAAGCGCGATGTTGGTCGCGACCGTGGCGACGGCAGCGGTACCGTTCAGCGTGATCAACTCGGTGAACGGCCCGGTGATTGTCCCATCGCTCGCCAAGGCGTAATAAGTGATTCTGACCTTGCGCGCGCCGGTTCCTGCGGCTGCGTCATTGGCGCTCGAAGATTTCAGCGCGCGCTGCGCGCCGCTCGTCGGCTCGTTATATGTGGTCCCGTTGATTGCGACCTCGCTGGTGCTGCTTGTACTTACAGATCCGAATGCGCGCATCGTCCCCTCCTAATTCTCGACTTCCCCAGGCGGTTTGGGATCTGGTGATTCACTAGGCGCGGCTGGCGGTGGTTGCGGATTTCTTGCGGCTGCAAGCGAGTTGACGACTTCTTGCTCTGCTTGCACGAGCGCCAACGCCATGATGCGAAGACGCGCATCGATGTCGATTTTCGTGTCGAGAGAAAACCCCTCAGTAGAGAACCGTGAGACTGCGATCTCCTCGGGCGTGGCGACACCGCGATCGATGTAGACAGCGTCCGCTTGCGCCTGCTGCAAATGCAAATCGGCCTGCTCCTTTTCACTCATTTGCCACAGCGGCGGGAACACGACGGCAAATGCGTCGGGATCGAACCCGTGCGCGGCCGCGAGCGCGCTCACGATGCGCTCAGCCTGCGGCCCGACGACGCGCTCTTGCGTCGACGCGACTGTGTCGTACCACCAGCGGACCTCACTATCTCCGGTATCGCCGAGCCCTTTGGTAGACGTGCCCATCAGCATGATGACCGGCATGCGCGCGGCCGCACCCAAACGCGCCCACGTCTCACGCAACATTTCAGGGATCCCTGAAAACGATGTGGGCTTGCGGTCGAAGTCCTCGCCATCAGCGTCGAGCACCACGCCGCGCAAGACCGAGCGCATTTGGTCGACGAGGGCCATGCGGTCTTGCATGATGCCGGGCTCTTGGCTGATCATGTCCATCAACCCTTTGATCTTGTAGACCGCCTGTGACGCGTCCGCGAGAAGCGCGCTCGCCGACTGCCAATTGTTGTCGACGAGCTGAAGCGCGCGGAAGCACTTTTGGAGCACTGAGTAGTCAGAACCTTGATTGCGCAACCGCTCACGCTTGCTAGTCAGCTCTGCGCCGAAGCGGATGAGCCGCGTCTCGTGGCACGTGATGAGCGAGTTGTTAGGCGTTACGGGATCTACAGGCGCGCCCATATATACGCCAACTGGTTGCACCTGATAGATCGCGATGTCGCCGAATTTCGGCGCCATCACATCGGCGTACCATCGATACGGCACTAGATCTCGCCGATCGAGTATAGTCAAAAAGTCAACGCTGCGAATTGCCGAATCGTCGAGCGGCATCCACGCATCTTCATGGAGCAGTCCATCATCGGCCCCGAGTAGGATAGCGCCAAGTCCGTAGAGTCGCCCCCAGGTCATAGCCTCGTGCTGCTTTTCTCGCGCGCCTAGCAGTTCGATATCGGATTCGAGCGTGGCAGTCTGCACAGCCTCGGAGTCGTTGGTCTTCTCCGCGACCTTCTGCAAGCCCTTACCGCGTTTGGCGTCGCGAGTAGAGAGATTAGATCCATAGCGGGCCTCGTCTTCGTCGGAGGCGCCGACGGAGAGGTCTTGTTGATGCACGCCTGCCCGTTGCATCGCGGAGCGACTGACGATCTTGTAGGGCCGCTTAAAGGCTTCGTCCGGGATTGCACTCACGATGCGTGCTGCGATGTCACTTGAGTGATAGAGGATCTCCAGCATCTGCGGCGTGAGGAGCACGTCAGAGACAGGCAACGTGTAAGTCGTCTTATCACGCGCGGTCCCAAGCCCGGTGAGCATGTTGACCCACGAATCGAGCCGGATTTTGCGCGCGCGGTTTGAGGCGGCACCGTCGCGGAGCATGCGCGTAGTCCAAGGATGGTTGCTCATCTTTCGCCCACTCGAAACGAGCCGTCCCGGACCTTCCGCATAGCTGAAAGATATCCTGGTTGTATGTTATCATGCAAGTGCAAGATTGCCTGACACATGGCGTCCGTATCGTCGTTCGAAGCGGAAAAAGGGAATCCTAAGATCAACTCCATCATCTCATCCACCCACGGGAACAATAGCGGATGAGGAAAGATAATGTTCCCAGCCTGAGCGATTGGCGTGACCGCATTTGCTTGCGCGATCTTACCTCCGTGTGGCTCCCACATGATGATCCCGGAGACCTCCTTACGTAGAGTCTGTTCGACCGCTGGACCGTTGGCTTTGTCCTCGATTAGTACCCCCCGCGCGCGGGGGTGCCGCCGCTTGAACGCGCGCACGCAATTGCAAATGGTTGGTAGCGAGAGGTTGTCCGCGATGCGATCGCGCAGATAGAAGTTGGCCGCGTCGTATCCCCAGACGTGGCCGGCCGTCAGCGCGGCACCTGCGCGGTCCTTGAACGCGCAATCCCAAGATTGAATCTCGGTCACGCGGACGGGATAGGGCACAACGTTGGTCCGCTCGTCTTCGGTCAGTTTGCTCCACAACTCGTGGCCAACCGGCAGCCAAAACTTGGCGAACCACTCGCGCTTGAACACGTTGCCGCCAGCAGGATTGGGGCGCTGCTGGTTCTGCGCCGCGTCTCCGCGTTCTCCCAGCCCGCCGACGCCTTTTCGCATTTCCTCGACGGCCACCGCATCGAAGCGCGCAGGGCAGAGCAGAACAGGATCGACAGGTAGATCGGGCCGGCTGTACAGCTCAGGCGCGCGCCGACGGTCGCCTCCCCACGCCGTAACACAGACCCGCTCGCGCTCGAATCGCATCGGCAGCATGAGATGCGTCCATTCCTTCGCCCCGTCGCTATTGAGGATGCGTCCGGTTAGATCTCCCTCATGGAGTCGCTGCATGATGATCACGCGCGCGAACTTACGCGGATTCGTCCGTCGACTGGACATGGTGAGGGTGAACCAACTCCACACGCGTTCGAGCGAGCGCTGCGCCACGTCGGGATCACCTGCGAGGTCTTTCGGCTTATGCGGATCGTCAATTAATTGGATTTCTGAGTGCCAGCCGATGGCCGCGCCACCGACGGTAACAGAGACGCGACGTCCCCCGGCTGTGGTGTGCCAAATCGCTTGTGTATCTTGCACTTCGCCCGACTCGTCCACAGATAATCCCCAACGCTCGCGATACCACTCGGAGCGGAGGAGTCCACGGCACCGATTGGAGTCGCGCCGCATAAGGCCCACGTCTTGGGTGCCCGTGATCCACTTGCGTTTAGGGTATCGAATCCAATCCCACGCCGGCCACAACACTGACGTAAGGGTGCTCTTGCTGGTGCCGGGAGGGACATTGATGATCAGCCGGCGCAACTCACCGCGTGAAACTGCCTCCAGATGGTTACAGATCTCCTCCATATGCCAGCCAGGCACCAATAGCTCTGGCTCGACGGGATGGTCAATCTGGAGCTGCTCTACAGGAGTCTTGGGCCAGGCGAGCTGGACGAATTTCCAGAGACCTGAGCGAAGACCCTGCTCGCGCTCGATTGATACGAGAGAGGTGTTGGAGAGAGAGGCGATTGCTTCTTCGGGGCGCAAGTGCGCGCGCAGCTATGCTTCGGGCATCTCTTCGTCCAATTCCTCATCCTCGTCTTCACAGGTGGTGGCTTCGGGCGGAGCATCGCACTGCTCAGTCTGCGGTGGCTCCGTCATGTCGAAACCAAGATCGTCGCCGTCCGCTGCATCCTCGTGCAGCGGAGCGCCACGTTCGTAAGCTTCCAAAATTTTCTGATAGGGATTCTCGCCCGAGAAATGTGCGCTCATAAATCAATCGGAGCACGCCCTGCCGGATACGTCAAGGCTTTTCGGTGCGATGCTCCGTGCAAGCGGCGCGTCCACAGAAGCACATCATGGAGTCCAACTCGTCAATCAATTCCCTCATACGGAACAGATCATTCGCGATCTCATCGGGACTCATAGAGGAACGATCTTTCTCGCGGAGCGATTTTAACGACGCCTTCACATAAGCGATGCGAGGTAGCGTCGCCTTGCGCGCATCCTCCGCACTCTGTGGAAAAGCTACGAACGCGACGCGCGTTTGAGTCTCGACAGTGTAGATGCGCAGAGTGCCGTCGGTCATTCGTACGTGAATGATTTGCGCTGCTGGACGATGCCACGATGTAATGTATCGAAAGCGCGCGAATCGTCGAGCTTCCAAAACAGAATCGTCGCCAACTGCCACATTGGCGGTATTTGGCTCCCCTCCGTCGTCGGGGCACCACACTTTGATGGGCGCGCTCATAGTTTGTGCTCCAGACAAGCGACGCGACCACAGAAGCACTTCCCGTTCGTTTGTTCCTCTCGCAGCCTTTCAGAGACGCGCTTATAAGCACGAGTGGTCCAAGTTTCTTTCGAGTCCTCGATCTCCTTGCGGAGGTGCTCGCACTCTGCGATAGATCGTTCGAGCGCCGCATGTGCTTCCGTCAGTGCGGTCTCCAATTCGAGCGCCGCATGTGCACTGAAACGATCACGGTCGAATTCGGCGCGATCAGCCCTCCACCTAGCCTCATCTCGCTCCTCGAACGCCTGTGGTCCTTTAACGACTTCAAGATAGCTACGTTCTAGTTCTTTTTGCGCTTCTGACCAAGCTAGGATCGACACGTATTGCGCGTAGAATTCTTCGCGCACGCTTACAAGGGCACCAGTCCGAACGTGACAAGACTGCGCCGTTATCGAGTCACCCTTATAATCTTTTCCATAATTCCACTGAACGCAGCGCTCTTCCGCCGTTGGCGGATGGCAGTAAACAATTCGCCCGTATGATCCGTTTGGTTCGTTGTATTTAATGGCCTGCCCTATTCGCAAATCCTTGCTCATGTGTGTTTCCTCCACAAAATGGAATCGTACCCAAACGGGAGCATTCTGACAAGGTTCACTCAGGTGCGGACTGATCAATCCCTGGCGAGGATACGTTTGCGAAGCTCGAACGTGCCGCGCTCGACCGCTTCACGAATTTGCCCAGCATCGAAGTTGCTGGCCTTTCCGGGACGCCGCGCGTCTCGTGTCAATGCAATCTTGACGGCTAGCTTACCCAACGTCGGCACCCACGTGCGCACCTCACACGTAATCATCCCCGGTCCACCTCCGACCGGGACGCAATCCACCTGCGGCCATTGCGGCGGCGGTCGCAATGCCCCATCGCGTGCGACGGCACGGATCACGTCCTTGATGCCTGTCATCTCGCAGATCTGCTCGGCTGCGATGCGGCGCTTGCGCCAGTCAGGCTTGTGCGTCCCCTCGACGGTAGCGTTCAGCTCGCGTAGCCACATGAGGTACGTGGCGTGCTTGAGAACGTAATCATTTTTATTGAGTTTCATCGCGCGCTCATCAGTAAAGTTTTCGAAACCTTTACAGTCGTACCTACCTCGTTCGCCAGTCGAACCAACGCGAACTGATCGTCTTGATCCAGAACCTCGACTTGAACGCCATGGGCGCCGAAGACGTTGCGAATGCGACTGAGGAAAGCGAAGCACTGGTGGAGCGACCCGTCGAAGGTAAGAAACTCTACCACACGCTCATCGGAGAACATGCCGTCTAGAATTTTCGCCTTTAGGTACGTTCTCATCGCGCCCTCTTAAGCAATTTGCCCACTTGCTCTTTCGCGGCACGCATTCCCTCTTCGTGCGGCCATCCTACTCGATAGCCGGAGGCAGTATCCGACTCCGTCGTGCAAACCCAATCAGCGATCCTATGGACGACCGCGCGCAAACACGTCAGCTCCGCAAACGCTTCGCGGGCGCGCTCCTCCGCGATGCGGAGGCGCTCCCGCAGATCGGTCACCTGCCCAGCTAGCTGATTCGCCCTCATTGTCCCGCTCGCAACATCTGCTCAGCAAGTGTCCAGATATGCCGCGGTTGTGCTGCGCGTGGGTCGCGCCCGAGATCGCGGAGTACGCGCACCCACTCCTCAGCCGCGTGTACCGGACACGCGATATACGGATTCTGCTCCTCGTCCCACCGTCGCTGGCGCTCTTCACACCATTGCGCCCAACCGATACTTGCGTCGGCTATATCACTCACACGCATTCTAGTTCCCTCCCGCAATCCAATATGCACCCGATGGGGAGATTTTGTCAACGGCGAAAAAGTACGATCCTCGACGCCGATCCTAACGCACCCTACTCCTCGTCCCCGCGGCGCCGTTGTAAACCGAGCTGGAGCACGCGCACAGCATCAAGCTCCTCAGGAGTCATCTGACCTAGCGGGATCGGACCACTGTCACGGGGCACCTCGCCGAGGCCGATCGCGGGCGCTGCGCCCCTCGCAGGCGGGGGGGCACAATGCGCGAGCAGCGTCTTAAGCGCGTCCAATCGGATCGCCTCCGAATTGGCGAATTTGCTTAGATTTAGCAGCGATCGGAGTATATCCGCGATCTGCTGTCGGCCAAATTCCGCGATCTGCTCCGCGACAGGTCGGGCGCGATCCAATTCGACGGCCGTAAACGATTCGAGTGGCTGTAACGTCATGCACGCAAGTCTACCACTGACGGTAATTGCTTGACAAAATACACGTCATACACGCATTCTGAACTGCGGTCACGCAGAGTTCCCCCCAGACGATGCGTAGGTTAGAGAGGCCGGGAGGCACGCGCAGCTCCTGGCCTTTCGCCTATTCATGGTTCGCTCCGGTTTTCGTCGGCGGTTGTTGTGCTGCCCGCGAAGCGGTCATGGACCGCGACCGCGCCAGAGTGCTCCCACAGTGCTTGCAATTGGCCAGGTCGAGCGTTTCGATCTCGTCGCCCATCTGCCCTATGTACGTCGCTTCGCGCGCCCACAAGGACTCTGAGGCGCGGATGGCGTCGTGACTCTGTTGTGTGCACATCATGTCTCCTGTATCGGCGCCGTGCGCTGAACCTTTAGCGGGCGCGCCGCGCCGATATGCACCGATACACACTTACATCCTCCAACGCGCGCACGTGTTCTTACTATGGGTGCGGTTGTGGAGGGTTTTTGAAGACCCTCCGACAAAACTATCCGATAGGATTACAGTAGGTTATAGATAGTAGTTGTATACATCAATACTATATTTCGGAAGGTTCGGAGGGTTTGGAGGGTTTTTACTCTGCCGGCTTTCCCAAGGCTGGTCTAATTCTAGTTTCCTTACCAAAGTCGTGCAATTTGTAATGCCAGCAGCACTTCACCTCTCTCTACCACGAGCCTGCCCCCCAAAAACCCTCCACACCCTCCACTGAATGCGAAGTACGGTTTGTATCTATATGAAGTCGAACCAGAATTCGTGTGGAGGGTTGGGGGGCAAACCCTCCGCAAACCCTCCACGTGAGTAGCGAAAACTACCAACAGCGAGTTATTGTAAGAAGAACGACACGGGCAGGGGAATTGTAAGGCGAACTCCATAGTAGTTGCCTTCGCGCCGCGTGTCCTTCTGTACGCGGGCGCCTCGCAGGCGACGCCCGAACGCGGTGCTGCTCATGATTCGATGGCCGTTATCCTTGAGCCAGCCCTGGAAGGTGGCGTAGAGCGCGCCCGCCGGCGTCCAATCGCTCTCGCGCACCGCAGGCTCCGTGCAGTCGGCGAGGAACGCGGCCACCGGATCGGCTTCTTGCCGCCACTGCGCGCGCGCCTCCGCGTCCGAGGGAGGTAGCGTGTACGCGTTCTGAGCGAGGATCCTCTCGGCGCCCATCGCGGCCCACGCCGCGATGCCGGGCATCTCATTCGCGGCGAGATAGCTTGCGAGCTGAGGATCTTGCTCCTCGGGCTTGAAGATTCGATTGAACATGATCACGATTTGCCGTCGCCAGAATCCGTGTGATTGATCGCCTGTGCCTGGGAGACGATTCGCCGAGAAGATGTGCCCTGCGATCGGAGTCCAGCGGAACACGCGACCCGCCGGTTGGCGCCCATCCGTCTCGTCGCCAGCGACGATCTCCTTAAACGCGTCGCCGCTAAGAATATCGTGGTCTGGGATCTCAGCGACGATGTTGACACGCTTCCCTGCCAGCGCGGCGCGATAGTACTCCTTGCCCCAATCTTGGGGCTTGACGCATGCGCGCGTGTCTGAGGGGAACAGCGCGCAGATCGTCGACGTGAATACGCTCTTGCCGTTGGCGCCGTCTCCGACGAGGAGCAACGCCTTTTGCAATTTCGTCGCGCAGCCGACGAGGCAAGCGCCGACGAATTCCTGGAGCAGTGCGATCTTTGCCGCGGCGTCCGGGTCGTCGACGAAGCACTCATGCAGGTAACGCAGCCAGCGTGGCGCGAGGGTTTGCTCGTAGGGGAACGGCAGGCCGACGCGCTGTCGATGATCGGGTGAATGCGGCATGAACGCAGCTCCTGCTGGCGTGATGCCCAGGAATCCGTTCGCGAACGCAATCCCTGGCGGAGCGCTGTCGAAGAAGCCGCGATGCCCTGCGAGTGCGCGTAAGCACGCGAGCACTCCCTTGAGCGTACCTCCCGAGATTGTCAACGTGCGTTTACCGACCGACTGCCCTGCGTAGGTAGTGATGTGACGCTCTACACCCGACTCGTCGACGTGGCGCCAAAGTCCGGTGGGCGTCTCATAGCGCCACAGTTGCCCTTCCTCGAATACAAGCGGCTCCTCGCTATCTGCTCCGAGATCTCGGAGGAGCCGGCCAGCGATCTCTACGTCGTCGCCTCGTGAGAATCCGCCCTCTATCGCCCAACCGCCGACGCGGTCTTTGACTTGCGCCCAGCGATTGTTGATGATGCCGCCGCAGGAGTCGTGAAAGCAGGTAGACCACACACCACCGCGCCCTTGTATCTTTATTGCCATCTTCTCGATGTGCTGTGGATTGAAAACACAGTGCTTCAAGCGGAAACTCACGGGGCTCTGTTGTGTAAACGTGATGCCCGCGTCGGCCAGCCACAACGCAATCCGGCGCGCCATAGCAAGCGCTTCCGGCGTGAACAAGTCTGGCTGCTTTTCTTGGGCAATCTGCGCCCGAGTCGCTTCAGGAACTGGATGCGCGCGTAGTACCTCGTCGATGGAATATTGTCGCCCTCTGTCTGCAAATAGCAGGCGTACAGGTTCAGGCGGACCCGCTTTGCGATTTGCGCGTTTCATATTGTGCGAACCCGGAAGGCGCATGCAGCGATCGAGATTGCTGATCGACTTGTCGGTATCTAGTGCCGAGATCAAGTGCTTCTGAGCGGGAGTGAATCGCTCGACGGCCTCCTCGGAGCGCAGCCGCCAGTAATAGTGACGGTTCCGCTCTCCGTTCGAGCTTGCGACGACGATCGACGGTGGAAGGTTGATCTCCGGCGCCTTCTCGCTTGTCCCATCGTCGTCGACAAAGAGCGCACGCAGCGCAATGACGTTGGCGGCTCCGCGCCGACCGGTATTGATCTGCATCCAGATTGCCGCGCCCATTGCGTTGAGACGCCCGAGAATGTTGGCGTGTTGACGGACGTTGCCGACAAGAACGCGCGTCAGATTGTCGCGACGAGTTTCGCCAGGCTCCGTGTCGTCGGCGAGCTGAAAGAGTACGGATGTACTCGGATCACCTGTGAGCGCGGCGATGAACGCTTCGGCCTGCACGAGATCTATTGCTGTGTCCATAGGCCCCCGATGGTGACATCCAGTCGTACAGGATTTTCGCGGCGTGCGCAATACGCTTACAATGCGGCACTTTTTATTTGAGTGATTAAGGTGACTTACGTATGCGCCGAGTAATCAACGTGAGAAAGTAGTTGACGGCGACCCCCACCTAGGCGATAACCGGGGTCGTGGGGAACTCGATCGCAACGCCTGCTGGGCGTGATTGGTTTGTCGTCGATTGGCTCGACGTATGGCGGAGATTAGGACTTGCTCCGGCGGACGTCCCGGGAGTGGTTCCGGTCGCCGCGCAAGGAGCCGGCTCTTATCACTACCGAGTGCATCTCACGCATCTTGCGCATCTTGGTTTCGTACCGGGGGGCGCTTCGCGTTTTGACACACAACCGCCAGCGACCGCTGGAAATGTCACGCTACGCCCACATCAGATAGAGGGGATCCAATACATCCGCTCGCGGCGTGGGACGCTGCTCGCGGACGAGCAGCGCGTGGGCAAGAGTGCTCAGATCATGTACGCGCACGAGCCAGATGCGGGCCCGCTCGTGATCGTTGGGCCACTCGCCGCACGCGCTGTGTGGCACGAGTGGGCAGCACGACGATTCGGTGCATGCGCTCAGGAGTGGACCGCGCACGGGCCGATGCAGCGCTGTTCGGTATGCCTACGGGTCGACGCTCCGGTTTGCGGCGATTCCCCGTCCTTCGTCGCGCTGTCGGGGCGGAAGCTCGATGAGGGGCAGATCAAATGGACGCGCCGCGCGCGCGTGATTTTCTTGCACTTCGCAATCGCCCCCGCATGGCGCGAACTATTCTCGCTACTCCCGCATGTGGGGACGCTCGCGGTCGATGAGGCACACCTTTCAGGGATCCAAAATCGTAAGGGTGTGTTTTTCGAATCAATTCGATTCTTGAACACTGTCGCGCATCGAACGATTTTCGCCTCTGGAACCCCTCTGCTGAACAAACCGTCCGGGCTCTGGCCGATGCTCGATGTGTTGGCGCCCGGTGCGTTCGGAGATTTTTGGTCCTTCGCGCGTCGATACTGCGACGCGAAGCCGGGGGCTTATGGTTGGACGGCGCACGGCGCTACGAATCAACCTGAGCTGCGACGGCGCTTAGAGGAGGTCATGATTCGGCGGACGTGGCGCGAGATTTCTCCGAGCCTGCCCGCCATCACGCGCACGTTGGAGGTGGTTCGCATCGACGCGTCCAAACGTGATGAGATCGCAGAGTCCGTTGCAAAGATTTGCGTCGCTCAGGGTGGACCCAAGAGTGTGATCGGAGATCTGGCTCGGCTCCGTCGCATCGTCGGTGCGGAGAAGGAAATTGCGGCCGTAGAATGGGTCAAAGCTCGTGTTGGAGCTGAAGGCAAGAGCTGCGTCGTATGGACGTGGCATCGTGATCTAGCGGAGCGTGTTGGCTGTGGCTTTCGGACGCAATATGCTACGTTCGGTCCGATCCACGGAGAGATGTCGTCCGACGAGCGCGAGGCAGTGATCGAAGAGGCGCGCGCCGTGGCGAAGAACGTGCCAGTTGTACTCATAGCAACGATGGCGGCGCTCGGGACCGCCGTGAATCTCTCTTTCGCGACCGACCAACTCATGGTCGAGATGGATTGGAGCCCGCACGTAATCGCGCAGGCGGAGATGCGGCTCTTCGACGGGTCGAATCGCGTGACCAACACCATCCTTGTAGCTGATTGCGATGTAGAGCAGCGTCTGGCGGACGCAATCGTGAGCAAGTTGGAGTTGAATACGCAGCTTGGGTTGCAGGCTGGCGTAGGCGACGTATCGAGCGTGCTGCGGGAGTCTCTCGGTGTCGAGGACACTCAAACCTTGTCGGCGCTCGCCGACGCCGTCATTGCGGAGGCAGAGTAGATGTTGCGCGTTATCGGGTTTGCTGTGGCGTCGTCCTGGGGTTGCGTCGATGGCGAGCGAGATCCAAAGCGAGCGCGTGTGATCCTCGAAGGCTCCGTGGATGATGCGCATATGCGAATGTTTATGTGTGCTTGGGCCAGCGAAGATCGTATGGTTTTTCATACGGAGTGCATATGCGATGGTATGGAGAACAGTATTCTCGCCATCGCTGAGGAGCACTATCGATGGGCCTATGTTGGCGTTGAGACGATCAGGTTCCTCCGAGACTTCGCGATGTATAACAGCGCGCGGACGCGCTTTCAGTTGTTGGAGATAGAATAAGCTTGGTTTGTTTGGGGGCCCGATCGCGGTCGCACATCGGGGCGCGTGGAAATCTTGGCCGCGAACGACGAGGAGAGTCCATGAGCGAGTTTTTGATTCCGCTTCCGACATCGATCGAGGCGCCACTCGCGATGCCGCTCGACGAGGCGATCGATATTGTTTGCCAGAAGCTCGGCTTGCCGCTCCTCGGCGGTCCGTCCGGTAAGGGTTGGAGCATGTACAGCACGGCGCAACGGTGTCCGCACTTGTACAAGCGGACTTACGTAGAGCGCCCCTTGGGGGATCTTCTCCAGATCGGCCGAGCGCTCCTCGACGGAGAGTTGCGCGCTCCGGCTGCGCCGCTCCAAGTCGGAGCGCTGTATCATACGTTGCAGGCACTTTACTACGCGCACGGACTCGGAGCTTACATATGCGAGAATCGCGGAATTATTCGTAGAGATTTGGCGGATTGTAACATTTGGGATCGTCGCCATCAATGGGAACCAATCCCTGCGGACGCTGCCGACAAGCTCCTCGCCGAGCTGTACGTGATGGCGGAGCCCGTCGCAGAGGATCTCACAGCGGCCGTGGAGGGTGATGCGTCGAAGTTGCGAAAACGTCCCAGTGCAGTGCTGATTCACGAGGCAGAGCGCTGCTTCGACAAGCATACCGAGTATTACGGGTCGCGTGAGGATCTGGAGCCCCTCGCGATCGAATGGCTCGCGTTCAACGAGGAGCTTAACTACTCGTGTCGGTACGACGCGATTTTCAGACTCGGAAAAAATCACTCCTTGCCGTTACCAGCTGGCTCGGTAGTCGTATATGAGCGGAAGACTGCCTCGTGGCTATCAGAGATGACTCGCGAAGGTTGGTGGCTCGACGGCGAGATCCTTGGAGAGATTCTCAACTGGCGGCCAGGTGGTTGCGAATCGTTGTTCGGACCGCTCGTAGCCGTAGTGGTTGACATCGTGACGAAGAGCAAAGATCAAAAGGTCGAGCAGATCGTGATCCCGGCAGACCTGCCGACCGTCGAGGAGCACGCGCGTTGGCTGCGCTACACGCAGGGAGAAATCGCGCAATGGCACGCCACCGGCGCATACCCAAAGCGACTGACGCAGTGCTTTGATCGTTGGGGGAAGTGCGGCAATTGGGATCTTTGCCGATCGGGAGATAAATAAAATGATCGCGTGGTTGGCGCCTGTCGTTTGCTACTTCTTCGGCCATCGTTGGGTGCCGTTGAACCGGGTCTACGATGTCGGTCGGCGGTTTCTTGGACCGTATCAGGCGGTTGCTTGCGAACGTTGTCATTGCTGGAGGCGTGCATCATGAGCGTCATTCCGTTCGACGGTGCGGATGAAATTTTTCTCAAGACTTCGTTTTGGTACGGCGTACTGCGCACGGGGAAGACGCGCCTCGCAGCGACCTTCCCGCGAGTCGCTTGGTTCGGCAGCGTTCGCGAGGGGGGCTACAGGACGATTCAGAACATGAACCCTCAGGACTTCTACGAGCCGAACGTACCGCCTAAGCTGTTTGGAATCAAGACCCCCGACGAGTTCATGGCGCATCTCCGGCGGGATGTGGAACCTCTCGTTGTCAAGGGCGCGATCAAGACGATTGCGTTGGAGCTGTCTATCTACTCCGATGAGACGATTCGCGCACGCGCCAATGAGCAGACTTGGGATAAGTACGCCGATCTGGAGAAGCATATCATCTTCGTTGATGAGCTTCTCAAGGGGTGGCCGATTAGGGTCTGTTATAATGCACTCGCTGCGACGGAGGACGACAAAAAAAAGCCATCGGGAGTTCTGATGGCCGGCCGCGCCGTGCCTCGTAAATTGCCTAGTCTGATAGATTCGGTGGCGTACATGCGCGGCGAGTCGCTAGAAGAGGGATCGGGGCGACGGTTCGTAGCGCACTTTGAGCCCTACGGCGCCTTCCCGGCTGGGCATCGATACGGCGAGCGGTTCCCCCTGCGGCTGCGCAATCCGACGTTCCGTGCGATGGAGGCGATCTACAAAGGCGCGATGCGCGCCGACGAAGAGGGCAACATTGTCGCAGGCGAACCGATTACTGTGGCACTGCCGTCATTGGCGCCGCTGAAATGAGTGTTAATGCTCCCGATGGTGGGAGTTGCGACGAAACGAGAAGTACGAACTAGGAGAACAGAAAATGAGCGAAGAAAATCAGGCAGCGTTTAGCATCGATGGGGATTGGCTTTCGACGGCCACGCCGAACGAAGGTGGGGAATTCAAGCGTCTCCCGATCGGGGATTATCGATTCAAGGTGGTCGGCTGCGAGCCGAAGGCGAAGCGTGGCGATAAGCCTCACGTGATGCTGAAAGCCAGCTTTGTTGTCGTTGAGGCGTACGATAACGCGAACAAGGTTGCGATTGGAATGCCGACCGACGGGCTCTACGCAGGGAGC